AATCATCTGATAATCCAAATGATTTTTCAATTTCGGTTTGAATATTTGTTGTATCAATTTCAACATCATCAAGTTCAGCTACTTTATCCATATCTAATACAAGTTTGAATGAACCTGTTCCAAATATACCCATTTGACCCATCATTACATTGGCTGAAACACCACGCATATGGTCAAATTCTCCATGTCTAGCAGCATTTAATAATACTTCAGTATGTACTTCAAATGTAGATTTCGAAATTGGTCCAATATCATCATTTAATATTCCAGACCTAAATATTGCAACCATATCTGCATTAGATGTCATTCTATCACATAATAAACTTAAATGATGGTAATTTATATATACACTACTGAATTCCATAACTTCAACTAATTCATCATATATTACTTGACGTGCAGCTTCAATTCCTAATATATTAAATACTTCACGTATATCATTACTAATTGTTCGGATGTAATCAATATTATCAAATGCTAATATGTCTAATAAATTTGTACCAGTTGTATCCAATACCCAAATGTCATGTTGAATATATTTACCTTCTTCCATTTTCACTGAATTCTGTACTTTACGAGGAACTACATTTTTGACATTTGTAATACCACGTAGAATAATATTATGTAATAATGATTCTTGGAAATTTCTTAATAAATATATTTCATCAGATTGGTCCAATGATGAAGCAATTCCTTTTGTTTTCTTAGTTTTATTTAAAACATTACTATTTAAACGGATGCGAAATACCAAATTTGCGGAATTATAATCTGAATATATACATGTAATATCATTGTTATAACTATTGTTTATTGCGAAATGTACATCATCTATAGTTATATTCTTAGAAAGCATTAATTCATCATCAAGTTCCATACGAATTACCCATTTAGATTGAGCAGGTGGTTGTGAAATATCATCATCTAAACACTCATTTATCATTTGTTCAAATTCATTATATTGAGAAATTAATAGAACATCTTCTGGAATTATTGTATTATTATCGTTTGGGTCAAAGCATATCTGAACCATTTTGACAATATCATTTAATCGTGTATGTTCTATCATGTTCGCATATAACTCTGCTTTTTCGGTATCATGTTCATGCATTGGATTTAAATATACGGTTAATGATGGATGTTTTGGGTTACTAGTTAAACGTAGAATTTCTTCAATGCGTGGTACACCTCTAGTCACATTAGATTTAGATGCTACACCACTTAAATGAAATGTATTTAATGTTAATTGTGTGGTCGGTTCTCCAATAGATTGACCTGCAATAACACCAACCATTTCACCTGGATGAACAATAGATTGTTTATATTTTAATATAATTGTTTCTAATAATAATATTAGTGCACGTCTATGAAATCGTTTATTAACTAATAGTGTTTTTGGAGTTAAATAATAATAATATAAAATTTCAAATAATGGATTTGGTTGAACAAAATGTATTTTTTTTAATTTTTGGAAATATTCTTCGACTAAATCAAATGTTTCCAATGGAGTAATATCAACAACTGAACTCATGTTTAAATTTAATTGTGATTGAACATTTGTAATTGTATTTATAAATGATACAGCAATTTTAACTTCATTTTCATTTCTATTATTAAATACTTGAGTTACCAAACGAGTTCTATCATAAATCATATTATCAATATATATCTTACATCTACCAGCAGCTTCTGCACGTTGTGTTTTGATACGTTTAATTGTACCTTTTGTATATACTTCCAATAAATCATTATGTTGTTCATTTACACCGACAATGTCATAGTATAAATATATATCTTCAATGCTCATTGCAACTATAGGTAGTGTTTGATTTTCACTTTTGGTTGAATCGAATCCATCTTCACCATACATAAATTGGATGATTTTACCTTTATTATTTCTAACGGTCATGTCATATTCAACTTTAATATCTTCTAATCCTTTAATTAATCTACGTTGTATATAACCAGTCTGTGATGTTTTGACAGCAGTATCAATTAACCCAATACGACCACCCATAGCATGGAAGAACAACTCTGGTGCAGTTATACCTGAAATATATGAATTCTCAATAAACCCACGAGCATTCGGTGAATCATCAAATCGATTGTAATGAGGTAACGTTCTATCGTCAAAACCATATGGAATACGTTTACCATCCACATTTTGTTGACCTAAACATGAAATCATTTGTGAGATGTTAATAAGTGATCCTTTCGAACCAGATTCCACTATCATTAGAAATCTATTATTTTTACTCAATGATTTTCTACCAATCTTTCCAGCCTGTTCAGTTGCTTTATTCAAAACATTATTAATACTACTTTCAAATCTTACCAGATTGGTGGCAGATGTATTATTTTCAAATATTCCAAGATGAACCGTGTTAATTATAGCACTTACTTCTTGTTTTTGTGTTAAGATTGCTTGTATAATAGTATCTTGTGTAATTTTATCAGCAATTAAATCACTTACACCTACACTAAATGAACTAGTTTTCATATATTCAGTAATCACATTTTGAAGGTCATCTACAAATTCAGTAGCTTGCATGTTACCATAATCGTTGCATATTCTATGTAATATACCTTTGGTAGTTGAACCTAATGTTGATTTTTCTAATTGACCACGGATATATTTACCATTGTAAATTTCTAATACATTATTTGATGTACTATAATCTGCATCATCCTCAAATAATTTTGTTTTATATTTAAGTGTAATTGGTGCTAATATTTGTGATAATATATCGAAATTACTAACACTTGACCCACATTCACGTAATGCATTTACATTTACTTTTTGAAACATCATTAACATATTCATTGCTTCACGTGGAGTGAATTTAACATCAGTTCTTGTAAATCGATAAGACCCTAATAATGAATCTTGATAAATGCCAATGATTGGAGAATTTGCAGAAGGACTTATCATTTGATATGGAATTGCTGCCAAATGTCTTAATTCAGTTTCAGCCAATACATTCTGGGGCATATGCATATTCATTTCATCACCATCAAAATCAGCATTATATGGTTTTGTATCACCAACATTCATACGAAATGTATCACCTTTACGCATTACCTTTACTATATGACACATCATACTCATTCTATGTAAACTCGGTTGACGGTTAAATAATATTGCATCGCCATCCATCATGTGTCTATGAACAATATCTCCATTATCCAAATGAATTGATTTTCGGTCTTTATTTCTGAGTGAAATATTTTCACCATTTTTCAATTCCAATACCTTTGCACCTGGATATACATCTGGTCCATTCTGTACTAATTTTGTTAGAAAATTACGATTGCGGTCATTTACTTGAATTGGTTTTGTTATATTTGTTGCAATTTTAAGTGGAATGCCCAATTGACTAATTGATAGATTAGGGTCACCTGTAATAACCGAACGTGCACTAAAATCTACACGTTTTCCCATTAAATTTCCACGAATTCTACCATTTTTACTATTTAATCGACCGGTTATACAATTCAAAGGACGACCTGAACGTTGAGCCATTGGGTCTGCTCCCTTTACTTTATTTGTTGCAATCATAGCAATAAAGTATTGTAAAACACTTGTTAATCCTTCAATTACATTTGCATTTGCACCATTGGCGATTTTATCACATAAATCTTTATTGGTTTTTATTATATTACTGTAAATGTGGGTAATATCATCTTCACTTCTTTGTTGAGCATCTTGTTTAACAGATGGACGCATTGAAGGTGGAGGTACTGGTAATACTTGACATATTAACCATTCAGGACGTGACCATAATGGACTAAATCCCATAAATGTAATATCTTCATCTGAGATTCGTTTAAATATTTTTAAGATAATTTCAGGTGTTAATCTAATTGTAATTTTATCATTATTATTTTCATCGGTTTTAGATGTATTGTCCCATAGTGCATATATATTTGCCATTCCTTCGAGTTTAATGTCCGGTTGTTTGCAACCACATCCATAATTAGTATCTCCGTCAATAACAGATTCACCACATCTTGAAATCTTTGCAGATTCGGTATTTACATAGTGCCATCTACGTTGTTCATTTAGTTTTAAAATATGTTTATGTTTTGTCTTACTAATTAATATTTTACTACATTTAAAACAGACCGCTTTGCATACTTTCATTATATCTTTGATATGTTGTATAAATACGACAGGACGACCCAATTCAATGTGACCGAAATAACCAGGAGAATCAAAATAAGTAAACCCATCAGTTGGACATATAATTCCAGGTTCTAGGACTCCCATTCGAGGATCAAATAATCCTCCGATTACAGGTTTATTGTTAATATATGTATCTCGAGACGTTACCTCAACCACAGAATTTTTACGTATTTCCTCAGGAGACAATATACTAAATTGCACTCCAATAATTCTCGATGAAGGAGTTGGTTCATTTGTGTTAGTATTCATTGTTTAATTTATTATATTACTATATTATATTGTATTATTTATATTTTATATTTGATTGATTTATAAATCAATTTTGTAGTAATTATTTTTTACAAAAAATTGATTTGTATAATATGACATAAATATAATTACAATATAATAACATAACACTATTTACTACTATTTACACTAAATAAAATGACAAAATCTGATACTACAAATTCAAGACAATTAAAATCCAAGAAAAAATCAAAGGATTCATCATCTGAGGATAGTTCATCTGACAATAGTTCTGATGATTATTCATCGTGTGATGAATCATCGAATGATAGTCCAATTCATAAAAAAAAACACATCAATAAGAAAAAAAATGATGTAAAAAAAATGAGTAGGTCCGAATTGCAGAAACAAGTGTTAAACGCTTATCCGTCTAAATATATGAGAAATCGTGTGAAAAATACTAAAAAATGCGAACGTAAATTAAAAAAATCAATTAGTAAACCACGTCGTAACCGTGATGAAGTTGATTGTGATGATAGTAGCAGTGAATATGATTCGGATGAAGACTCTGACGAAGACTCATATGAAGACTCTGACGATGAAGACTCTGATGATGAAGACTCAGATGAAGAAGACTCTGATGAAGAAGATTCTGATGAAGAAGATTCTGATGAAGAATACTCTGATGAAGATATCTCAAATAGTAGCAGTAGCAGTAGTACTGACGATGGAGCTAAGCGAAAATCAAAATCAAAATCAAAATCAAAATCAAAATCAAAATCAGATATGGTAAACATTCGATTATCATTGGGATGTCCATCATTAGATGACATGTTAGATGATGAATATATTGACGATGATAAAGAATGCAACAGTGACGATGAACATACATTTATGAAAGAAACATATGTTGAATCCAAATGTGAAACCTCAAATAAAACTGAAATAACTACAGTTGATATACCAAATGAAGATAAACTTCCATTAAAATATGCTGTCAATAAATATGTTGAATCAAAATATATCGAATTGGCAGACACTAAACGACAATTAAATGAACAATTAAAATTAAAACCAAAAAATAAAATTTTATTAAATGCAATAAATCAATGTAAAATTTCAATTAATAAATTAGTAAAACGGTATCGTAATAAAAATGCAAAACGTTATCATAAATTAATAAATAATAAGAATAAACATACGAATGAGACTGAATATTTTAAAAAAAAAATGTCAAATCAAGAACAAATTCGTGCAATGCTAGAACTAAATGAAATCAATTCACATATAAATGTTGATAAGCCATATAGACTTGCATTATTAGATACTAAAATTCCTGCTAAATTTAAAGCAATTGCAATGCAAAAAATAAATAATTTACGAACAATGGAACAAGGTGACAATGAATATTATAAAATTAAACATTGGGTTGATGGATTTATGAGAATACCATATGGTAAATATATGGACCTATCAATTCGAATCGAAGATGGGGTTGATATATGTAATGATTTTATGGAAACATCTATGCAAACATTAAATAACTGTGTATTTGGTTTAAATGATGCAAAAACTCAAATTATGCAAATGTTAGGGCAATGGATTACAAACCCATCTGCATTAGGTTCAGCAATTGCAATCAATGGTCCAATGGGTACAGGTAAAACGACCTTGGTAAAAGAAGGAATTAGTAAAATATTAGGAAGAGAATTTTCATTTATTGCATTGGGCGGAACTAGTGACAGTAGTTTTCTTGAAGGTCATTCATATACATATGAAGGAAGTACTTGGGGGAAAATTGTACAAATCTTAATAGATAGTAAATGCATGAATCCTGTCATATATTTTGACGAATTGGATAAAGTAAGTGATACTCCTAGAGGTGAAGAAATAATTAGTATTCTAACTCATTTAACTGACTCATCTCAAAATAGTGAATTTCACGATAAGTATTTCACTGATGTTAAATTCGATTTAAGTAAATGTTTATTTATATTCAGTTATAATGATGAAAGTAAAATTAACCCTATTCTGCGTGATAGAATGTATCGAATTCAAACTAAAGGATATGATTTGAAAGAAAAAATAATTATTGCAAGACAACATTTAATGCCTAAAATACAAGAACAAGTAAAATTCACCGACGTAGATGTTATTATATCAGATGAGGTTATCAATTATATTTGTTCAACTCAATCATTTACCAAAGAAGAATCTGGAGTTCGTAATTTAAAACGCTGTTTAGAAATAATTTATACCAAATTAAATTTATTTAGATTAGTAAAATCAGATTCAAACTTATTTAAAAATAGTATTAATATTGATGTTAAATTTCCATTTACTGTAACAAATAATCACGTAGATATATTTATTAAAGGGGACAATAATGTTTCCCAAAGCATGATGGCGATGTATGTATAAACCCACAATTTAGTATAATAACGTAAACTATAAAAATAATATAAAAATAATAATGTATATAATGTATATTTTTTATGGAACAACCAATGCACAAAGAAAGTGAACAATCACAACCTGATGTTGAAATAATGTGTAGAGTAAATCAATTATTAGACGCAATTGATTCTAATAATTGTAATGATGATTATAATAAACTTCGAAAATTGTCAGCTGCATATTTAATTAAGCACTGCAATCATTCGATTGTCAGAGATTATATAGATACTGACGTTGATGGGGGTGGTCAAACCATTTATTATTGTGAAAAATGTATGCATACATTACCAATCAGTGTGTATAATTAGTGTCCAATTTCAGCATTGCCACAATTTCCAATATTTCCACCTCTTGTTTTTAATAAATTAATATGTGTATCAGATAAACATAATGGACCTCTAGAATTTGATAATCCACTACTATTTTTACAATCTAATTTACCAACTGCATTTGAAAACATATCTAATCTAAGATTATCTTCATTTGCATTGCATTGTATGCCATTAAATCCTAATATTTTATCACATGAAGCATCTGGTTTATTTATTAAATATTGGTTATATAAATCAGATTTGGAATTATCGATTATATTTGAATATCCTTCAAAAGTTGAAGGTTGAGTGAATATTGAATCGAATGGGATTACACTAGTACGTGCACAACATATCATACATGTTATTACTGCAACTAATATAATTGATAAAATAATGTACATCATTGTTATTTTTATTTATTAAATATATAGTATATTAAGAATAAAAAACTTGTAAATTTGATATATACATCATCATAATACATTTTGGCTAAATATCATATAAACATAAAATTACAATTATAACATCATTATTATATTACTATGTCATCTTTAACGAACGATGATAAATTAAATCTTAAAAAAATGGTGGGGGAAATGGATGGTGTAGTCGATAATACTAAAAGTATTAGAACATTGAAACATAGTATATTATTACGTGATGACATACGTAAGTTAGATACAATTCGAAAAACTGATATTCAATTATTTACAAACGATTTCGATAGTTTTATGGAAAAGTGTCAACATGAGTGTCGTTTTTTATATAATAATTATACTGATATATTTAACCGTGTAATAAAGCAAGAAATCGATTTAGAAATTATGACTAGATTCTTATTTGTGCTAAAATTAATTGAAGATGGTGATGTAAATCAACATGAAGGTTCTGCTATGATTGGTAAAATATTAAAAGAATTATACTTAGATAGTGCAATCAAATGTGCAGATAATTTAAGAACGGGTACTACAAATGAATTAAATCAACCTACAAGTAAACTTGAGACTAAAGACATTTCATGGAAAGAGTATAAACAAAAACGTCTATAGAATATATAGAAAATGAGTCCGTGTAACTTACATCCATGCACTGAACATGTGTTTAATATTGCAAATAATGCTGGATTAAATGAAATTGCTATTCTTAACATTTTTGTACATTCAGACAATATTGAATTGAAAACTTTATATAGTGACCGCATTGATTCACATAATGCAAAAATTACATCATCTAAATTTATGGATTCTGGGTTTGACTTATTAGTATCCGAAAGTACTATATTCAATAAACCTAATAAATGTAAGTACATTGATATGGGTGTAAAGGCAGAAATGATTTATTGTAATGCTAATGGTAATTCATTTTCAAAAGAACTTGACAATTCTATCAAAAATTGTGCATTTTATATGTTTCCACGTTCAAGTATTTCTAAAACGAATTTAATGTTAGCAAATCATACTGGTATAATCGATTCTGGTTACA